GCCGTTAGGTCCGGTGTAGTCGATTGTCCTATCAGTGAAGTCGTCGGCTAGGTCTCCGGCCCGCTGCGGATCGTTGGGGTACTGCCCACTGAACCGGGCTAGGTAGTCGGCGCGGATGTCATCGCGGCTACGCTGCGCCCAGCCCTCGGGAAGATCAGATGTCCCGCCCTTGTGCGGGTTATGCGACGCCTGATTATGCGACCCATGCTTCGCCACTCGCGACTGCGAAACCGGGCTCGTAAACAGATCCACCCGATCGAACGGAACCCGCTGATCCGTCTTGATGTAACTATCGCTGTCCGTGCGCCAGCCGTCATTGTCGTCATACCTGATCCGCACCACCCGATAGTCTGAGCCATCCGTGGGCGCGTAGAAGGATCCTGTCGATTGAAGCGACGTAACCGTCCCCTCACCCGGACCCAGATTCATGCGCTCATCCGACTTGATGTAACCGCGCTCCCGAGCCTGATCGAACTCGGCAGTCGACATCACTCGGTACACATGCTGCGGCGGACGTGCACCCCCAACCGGGACGAGGGGCTTGCCGTAGCCACTGGCCCCCATTCCGATAACGCCATCCACCTCATGCGCTTCAGTCATGGTCAGACCGGCGGACGTGTGCGTCTCGAAGTCCTGAACCCGAGGCGGCCCCTCACGAGTAATGACCCGAGTCTCGACTGCGCCATCCTTGAGCCCGTAACCCGGCTGACCTGACGGGTTGTACCGCTCAGGGAAAGCAGCCTTACGGTCGTCGATTGCCCTGGCCTCATCAGTCATCACGGCGGACCATGCCGACTCAGCGTCCGTGACTTTCACTTCACGGGCGCCACCACGGCCATGACTCTGCTGATCGTGAGAACCATGCTTCAGCAACGTGTCCATCACGCAACCTCATCCATCAGACGCAACTCCGCCAGCCACCTATCCATGTCCTGCGACGGCAAACCAGTCAAGCCACGCGAAGGCGGAATCAACACCGCCGTGCACCGACAATGCGGATGCGCCGGCGGCATCGTGTGACCAGTCGGGAAAGCAGCGTTCCACTGCACTCGCTTCCCACTCAGCGAAGAACACACATCACACGGCTTCCCACGCCGAGACGCAGAAGGAGCCACAAGCCATTCTTTCTGCGACGACCCATCCAACAGGCCCGTCTTGTACGACGCATCCCACGAAGTCTGCCGCGCCATATTCTGCGCCAACTGCAACTCCGTGCGGGCAATCATCTCCGCCCTACGCCGAATCAGCCTGTCCCGGTATGTCTTAGTCATCACGTCGGCCTTGGCCCGAGCCGCCTCCGGCGTCATGCCAGCCCTCACGAGTTGCCGGATCGTCGTCGAATCGTAGTTGTCGACAGCCCTAGCCCAGCGGGTATGCAAGCCCACGGTCTGCCGCAACATGCGGGCCGTGTCATACGGGGAACGGCCCTGCGCGAGAGAGTCACGAATGACGTACCGAATCGCCGTCCGGTTCGCCGTGTCAATGTCCGTTACCAGCATGGCAGCGCGAGTGTCGGCGTAATACACGGCCCTCGGATCCACGAAGTCGACGATCACGTTACGGATCGGGTTGATCGCGAACTCGTCGACACCGCCACCATCCGGCAGGGCGAGGCTCGACGGGACAATGATCCCCGAAGGCAACCGGACACCCGGATCTTGCAGGATCGGCACACCCGGCCGGGCATCATTTCGTACCAGTCGAACGAACTCTTCCTGAGCCCGACGAAGGTACGCCTTCTTGAGTTTCTCGGCGAGGCGTGCTTCAAGATAAGCGACCGTTATGTCGTTGATGAACTCTTCCACGGCACTCGGGTCCAACGAAGAGATCGCGTTGACGAGCCACTCGACATCGGCCACCAGCCGTGTCTCCCGCAACATGCGGGCGATCTGGTCGGCGATTGCCTGCTCCGCCGGCGTGAAGGGGTTACTCGGGCCGTAGCCGCCGGGACGCCGCTTGCCGCCACGGATGATCGCCACGGGTTACGCCTCTTCGTCGTCGGGCTCAGGCTCCTCGTCAGCCTTCTTACCCCCACCGAACGGTGCCGCACCGCCTGGGAACGCCGGCGCGTCCGGCACAATCCCGGTGCGCTCGGCCAACTGGCGTTGCGCGTTCGGCAGAGCCAGGAGAGCCTTCTGGTCCTCTTCGCTCATGTCGGATCCGCCGGCGTCCTCGGTGTTGTGGGCAGCCGGGGGCAGGCCCGCGAGGTCGCGCAGGTGATCTTCGAGGGTGGGGTCGGGCACGAGGATGCCAGCGGCGGTCATCTTGGAGACGAAGTCGCTGATCTCGGTGAGGTCGACGTGTGCTACCTCGGAGTACACGAGGTTGGGGCAGCGGGTCGTGTCCATGCCGTTGAGGCGCAGGAGGCGCGGGATGGCGTGGGCGTTGATCGTGTCAGCGATCGTCTTGCACAGGCTATCCACAGCCATCGTCCACAGGTCCATCTTCGTCGCGCCGAGGGCGAACGAACCGACCCGGTCATGGCCGAGGAGGATGAAGTCGCTGAGGACCGACATGGCGATGCGCTGGTCATACCGCTGGATAATCTTGTCCGTGTCGAACTGGCGTGACCCGCCCGACGACAGCAACGTCAACTCGAAGAGTTTGTGGCCCGCCTCGTCGTAGATGACGGGGAAGATGACGCCCTCGTTCTCGTTCCGCTTGATCGAGGTGACGATCTCCTTGACGGCGTTCAACACACCGATCTGCTCCGGGGTTGCTGTCGAGGACAGGTACTCCGGGGGCACATGGGCGACGGGAAGGCCGGCGAGGTCACGCTCGATACCGATCGCTTCGATCTCTTCGATGCGGCGCTTGAAGTACCAGGGGCGGTAGGCGTTGCGAAGCAGTGAACGGCCCTCGGGGTTATTCTTCTGCGTCGTCGTGCGGAACAGCAGCGACTTGTCGATCGGGATGGTGTGCATCCCGCCACCGGACGGGTCGTACTGTGTGTACGCCTGGATTCCGCCGTCCTCGTCGAACTCCCACTTCATCCACGTCTCTTGGGCGCGGATCGGCCACTTGCGCCAGCCAATCTTGCCGTCATTGAACTTGGACCGCTTCTTCGGGTCTTTCTGGTCCGGGCCGAGGCGACGCTTGTACACGATCTCGTGCCAGGACCAGCCGAACACAACGAAAGACAGGATCGAGGCGAGCGCGGAGTCCCACGAGTCGCTCATGTCATTGAGGCACTCTTCAACGAAACGGGCCGCCTCAACATCGTCCTCGGCGGGCTCGTCGGTGGCGCCGATCTCATTGAACGGGTCGATGCGCCATTCGAGGCGGGTGATGATCTTCTCGACGGCGAACAGGAATGAGCCGATGACCGGATCGTTGTCCGACATCTCCCGGTAGGTGCGGGTGCCGAGGCGGCCCCGCAACTGTGTGAGGAACTCCTCGTACACATAGCCCGAGGAGCGGCGTAGACCGGTTGAGCCTATCTCGGTGAGATCGGGCCTCGGTGCCATGTCTCTCCCGGCTGCTCGATGGTCATGGGCGTGCTACCCCTCGGGCTAGTGTACCGGCGTGCGTCACTGGGGGGTGGTTACGAGTCCGGCTTCAATGAGCGCGGCGGCGGTGCGCCCGTAGTGGCCTTGCAACGTCCATGCCATGCCGTTGTCGACGAGTGACTGGAAGAAGGCGATGGTGTCGTCTTCGCTCAACTCGCCCTGCTCGTATTTGATGAGTGTGTCGATGTTCATGGTGCTCTCCCTTCTGCCCCGCTGATACGGGGGTTAGTTCTTCTTGGGTGGTGTGGTCTTGCAGGGGTACAGGGCGAGGCCCTGGCGGAACGGGGCCATGATCCAGTTCTCGTGATGCCAACTCGACCAGCCGCCGTACTGTGTGGCGTCGAGGGTGCCGTGCCGGGTCAGTCCCCAGGGCTGCCAGTTGCGGCCCTTGTCGCTCCACCGGTACACGATCTTGGACTGGCGGTAGGGGTCCATCATGGCGGCCATCGACCACCATGGCTTACCGGAGTGCGCGGAGGCTTGGATCTGCCAGACCCCATACGCTCCACTAAACCAGGGTGAGTCAGCCCCGAGGTTCTGGTGCTTGGACTCGCGCCAGGTGATGGCCCAGGCTTGCTGGTGTGCCCTGCCGGTGAAGCCGGCCCGGTACAGGATCTTCGCCATGCGGTTCTTGCATGTCCATTCGGGCTTCGGCTTCTTGTCTAGTGCGGCCCGTGCTTCTTGCATAGATTGCTGCACAGGTGGCGGGGGTGCCGCTTCGGCGTCGAGGGACGCAGCGAAAGCGAGCGGGATGGTGATGAGGGTCGCGAGGGTGATGTCGCGAATGTTGCGGCCTCGTGCGGTGAGTCGCATAAGGGTTCCTTTCGTCAGCGTGACTCCCGTGCGAGGAGCCAGACGGCGAGGGCGATGAAGGTCCATCCGGCGAGGATGGACAGGGCGACTGTCATCCGGTCACCTCCTCGAAGATCACGACGGCGAGGCCGTAGGCGATGGCGGCGAGTGCGAGTGCGGCAGCCAACATGGTTCTCCCTTCCGCCGGGAGTCCCCCTCCCGGTCAACCCCAGTGTAGCATAACGGGGGTTTCAGGCGGCGTAGGTGTGGCAGACACACTCATAACGCTCGCCACGCTCCATGAAGCCATGACGGCAGCCCATCACCGTGTCATGCTCCGCTGCCAAATGGCGGCACTCAGCACACTTCGTGTCGATGTCGGCGATCATCATCATCGTCCAGTCACCTCCTCTCGCCTAGAACGGCGGGATGTCATCCTGAACGGGAGTGGCCCACGGGTCGTCCAGCGGCTTCACAGCCACGCCGGCGCTCTCAGCCTTCCGATACACGCCGCGCTTCAAGTCAGGGCCGATCGAGTAGGCGTTCACCTTGAGAGACTGCCGCTCGGACCCATCCTTCGCCGTGTAGGTATCCATGTACTGCCGGCCCACGACGATGACCTGATCGCCCTTCCGCAGCGACTCGACAGCGTTCTCCCCGAGGCCCTCCCACGCCTCGACCCGATACCACGTCGTCTCCGACTCGACCCAGGAACCGTCCGGCTGCTTAGTCGACTTCGACGTGACCATACTGAAAGAGGCGACGGACTTGCCGGCCTGAGTGAAACGGATCTCCGGGTCGCCGCCGAGACGGCCAATCAGTGTGACGTTAGTAGACATGCTTCTCCCTTCAAGAGGCTTTCATAACGGGGATTGGAATAATGTTGCGCTGCCGGCGGAGCAGGCGACGCTGATGCTCAGTCGTGCCGCCCCAGATCCCGACGACGTTGACGTGGAGGGCGTACTCCAAGCAGGCGTCCTGCATCGGGCAAACATCGCAGAGAGCCTTGACTTCGCGGATGTCCCGATAGACGATGCTGTTATCGGGGGTAAAGAACAGGTCGGTTCCCACCTGTGCACAAGGCTCGGAACCGGTAAAGGCTGGGTACTTCATGCACATTCTCCCTTTCGTTGTTTCAGACGGTCTTCACGAGTTGAGTTGTCGGGCCGGACACGGTAACCGTTCCGCCATACCACCCCGCCCGCGACGCCGTCGAAGTTGCTCTTCGAGGGGCGAACCGTAGTGATGCACTGCTCGACGATGGTGCACCGCTGGCAGTAATAGAGAGCGAGGCTGGCTTCGGGAAACTGGTAGTGATCGAACACTGAAGGCTCGACCCCAATACATGCGGCATCGGATAGATCCGCAATCACGCTCACCTCCGGTTGAGAGCCTGGGGTTCAGGCTACCCCACCTGGGGTGAATGGGCAATCACCGGTCAGTCGTCGTCTATCTCTTCGTCGTCGTATTCCTCGACATCGAGCATTTCGCCGGCTGCACCGAGGAGGCCGTTGATGCGCCACTGCGGGTCATCGGACGCCCACGCGGCGACACTGGCGGCCCCAGTTTCGTCAAGATATTCGCAGACAACTATCCATGTCGTGACCATGACGGGGCCGCCTTCATCGGCGGCGAGGATGGCCTGGACGGCGTCGGGCAACACCCGGTGCGGTTCGGGCTTCTCGGGGTCCGTGGTCACGTTCCAAGGGTAGAGCCTTGGCGGGCTTTCAGTAGGGCGCAGGTGGGGCATCCGGTCGTGTCGAGACGGGCTTCAGTGGTCCATGCCCCGCAGGAGGGGCAGCGGGTGATTGCGGGGTGACTCATGGGTGGGCCTTTCGGGCGTTTCGGCGGCAGAGGGCACAGTAGCGGGGGCCTTTCGGTTCGTCGTGTGGGCAGGTGTCGGGGAGGTTGTCGAGGGGGTCGGGGCGTGTGCGGGCTCGGGCTCGGAAGGCCGCAGCGGTCCACTGAGGGTCTGGGACTGGGATGGGGCGTCCTGACATGGCTGAGGGGCTGTGGGGCTCGCAGTAGGCGCCGGAGGGGTACAGGCCGGCGTCCTGGCCGCATGTGGTGCTGGTGTCGGGGAACCAGTGCCCGCAGACGTATTTCCTACTCATCAGTAACCTCCGGGTCGGGCGGGCTCGGGGCGCAGGTCTACCTCGCCGGCCCCCTGGCCTGGAACCACCACCAGGGGAGGGTCATGGGCAGCCTTCACGTCATGAACACCGTGTTGACGCCCCGAGCCGAAGACTATGGGGTGAGGAAGTCGGACACGAGGTAGCCGTGCCGGGCCAGGATCTCGGCGCCGGCGGCGTACTTCACTGACAGTCGTGAGGCGGTTGCCTCGTCGAGGCCCTTCAGCCGGCTCAGGTTGTCGGCGATGTCGGACGCCTTCACCCATGCCGCGACGTGATCTTCCACTAGCCCTTCGATGTGGTCGACATACGGCTCATGCTTGTCGGTGCGGGTGAGTAGGCCGACGGCATACACGACTTCGGGATGCGCCCCGAGGCACCGCAGGTCTTCGAGCGTGTGCGGCGTGTCCTCGACCACGTCGTGCAGGAGGCCGGCAATGACGTAGGTGTCACCGAACTCGTGCAGTCGAGCGCCCACTCGCAGCGGGTGCAGGATGTAGGGGGATCCTTGCTTGTCGACCTGCCCGTCGTGTGCTCGGGTGGCGAACTCGATGGCGCCCTCGACGGTAATCAGCATCACGGCTCATTCTCCTCGGGCTCGGGGATTGTGGACAGGGTGAAACCGGTGCGGCACACCTCGGCGGCCCACATGAGATCGTCGATCTGTCGTTCACGCTCGGCGGCGAGCAAGTCGGCGTGGGGCACGTTGAACTTATGCCAGTAGGCGGGGTCGCTCATAGGTTCGAGCATCATGCAGGCTTGGGCGATCAGGTAGAGGGCGTTCTCGTAGTGCTTCTTGCCGTTGTGGCGGTTCTCGGCCATGCGGTCGAGGTAACGGCCGACAAGAAAGTCGCGACCGTCGAGGTCTTTCGCTTCGATGCCGATGCCGGCGCAACGGCGCAGGATCATGCGCTCCTCGTCGTCGAGGTAGGTCAGTGAGTAGGTCTGCATGTCAGTTCCCCTTCGCTTCGGCGAGGAACGCATCAACCCAGGCCCGCATCTGCGGGACGGTCTCCCACGCCCCGTATCGCTCGGGCATTGTGAATGTAGTGGTATTCCAGTCGGCTCCGGGGCGACGCGCCCCGAACAGCATCCCGGCGCCCTTGAGGCCGACGGCCTGGATCTCGGTGCCGGCCTCGGTGGTCCATTCGGCGGCGATGCCGGTGCCGGTGGCGAGCGGGTAGATATTGACGGTAGTCATGGCTAATCCTCCTCGATGATGAAGGAGCCGACGCGGTTGCCGTTCTCGTCGCGGACGTAAACCTCGATGAGGGCTGCGGCGCGGGGGGCGCGGTCGGCTACCTTGCTCGCGACCTCGACGAGCATGGCGGCGACTCTGTCGTAGCGCAGAGCGTCGTCGTCGTCGCGGAACGCGGCGTTGTCGGTGCTGAATGTGAGTGTGAATGTGCTCATGGGTGGTCTCCTAGAACGGTGGTGTGGGGTCGGGTGTGGGGAAGAAGCCGGTCGCCTTGGCTCGGGCGATCATGCACGGCTTGCACGGTGTGTTCGTGAAGTAGCCGAGCGCATCGTCGTGCCCGCAGGTCGCGAGTAGCCCGGTCATCGGGGCTCCTCGAAGTCGGGCTCGGGCTGCGGGTCGAGGTAGCCGGTGTTCTGGTCGTATTCGCGGGTCTCGGTGGTGCGGTAGTTCTTGATGTTGGCGGCCCACTCCTCGTAGGGGATCTCGGTGCGGTCGAGCAACTCGATCATGCGGGTGCCGTCTGCGGACCAGAAGGCCCGGCGGTATGGGGTTCGGTACATGATGTTCTCCCTTCGTTCAACCCCAGTGTAGCACACGGGGGTTATGCGTCTGGTGAGCACCCCGCCGTCCAATGACAGACGGTGATGTCATGCTGAAGTCGCGTCTCACACGCCCAACGCGGCTCCTCGCAGCAGTCCGTCATCGTCAGGCAGACCTCGCCGCACTGATTCGGGCAGCCCTCCTCGATCATCTTCAGGACGTGGGCGTAGGCGTCGCTCTTGCCGCGCTTGTAGGCACGCTCCTCGGGCGTCCACATGGCTAACCCTCGTCCGAGGCGTCGAGGATCTCGAAGTCGCCGAACGCCTTACCGGTCATGGCGCAGGCGTTGACGTAGTCGAGGGCCTGCTCCCGGTCGCCGTAGGTGGCGATGAGATTGTTCAGGTAGTACACGCGGTACGGTGCGCGGCTCATGGCTTGCCTCCCCAGAACGTCGGGCGGCACTTCGGGCAGTCCACCGCAGCGAACAGCGGCGACACCTCGAAGGCCGGATCGGTCTGTGGGGTGGCTCCGCACATGGCTTCCCAGCGGGTCATCATCGTGCGATGGATGCTCATGCAGCGGCTCCCTTCGGGAAGTCGTAGGAACGGAAGGCGTGAGCCTCCCAGACGCGCTCGCTGATCTCGTCCATGTACACGTCGGTCAACTCGCCCTTCGGGAACTTCTTGCCGGCGCGATTGAACACGCGGCGCACGGTGTAGGTGTCGCGGCCCTCGACGTAGTCGACCTCGACGGTGTAGCCGGCCCCTACGGGGAGGACGAGGGTGCCGTCGATGAGGCGCTGGCGGCCTCCTGAGACGGCCATGACGGTGATGCCGCCGATCTGGGCGAGTAGTGTGTTGGCCTGTTGGAAGTCCATGTTGGCTCCTTAGAAGTCGGTCGGTTGGGTGTAGGTCTGGCCGTTCAGGGCCATGAGGACGACTCGAACGTCGCCGCCCTTGACCTTCTTGCGGGTCTTCGCCTGGAAGACGGGGATGGCGGCCAGTTGGGCGCCGTAGAGCGTGTCGGCTTCGACGGTCATCTCTTGGCCGTTCCAGAAAGCACCGTAGGTGTTCATGCTGTCTCCTTATTGAGTCCGGCGGGCTTGTCCTCCGACTCGCAGGCGAGGCAGAAGTCTGCGTCGCTACCGAAGTAGGCGAATCCGTACTCGTCGACTGCGAGGGGCTTGACGATCTGTGTGCGCCCGCACGCCTTGTGGATAATGGTCATGGTGCCGTCGAGAGCGACGGTGTAAGTGGCGTTCTTCATGGGGTCTCCCTTCCCTCTTGTACCCCCAGTTTAGCACACCCCGGTTAGGCGTCTGGCAGGGGGGTCACCTCAACACTCCGAAGGATCTGCCGCACCCGTTCCCGAGTCACCCCGATCGCACCCCCGATCGACTCCAACGTGACCCCGTCAAGGCGCAGCCACCTCATGTAGTCGATCATGCCCTCAGCCGCCGGACCCTCCCAACGGGAACTCCGACCACCCATCATCTTCACGTTGCCGTAGTAGTAGCGGAGGACGTCGCCCTCCCCATGTGTCAGGGGACGGTGCTTTAGGGGCTTCACGGCCCTCCTAGAGGCTCTCGTGACCACTCTGCGCGGGCTCGACAGCAGCCCAGCGCGACGGGCCTTCAGAATGTGCTGACTCATCGCTCCCGGCTTCATCCCGACCGCCTCGGCCAGAGCCGGCGTCGAGACGCCGTCGAGATACAACTCGGCGATGGCACGCCGAAACACGGCGTTCATGATCATGCGCTCGGTGGTCCACGGCGGGGCCGAGGCGAACGGTATTGAACGCAATCGCTCGACCTCAGCCTCCGTCAATGGGCGACCCTCCCAGGCTTTCACTGTCTTGCTCATCATGAGCGCCTCCTCTTGGCGTACTTGGCTTCCAACTCGGCTCGCTTCTCCTCCACGGTCACGCCGTGCTTCCCGGCCAGGGCCTCCTCGATCAGGGCCATGCGCTCCCGCAACCGGGCCTTGCCGGCCTCGTCGCTCGTGAAGCCGAGGTAGTCGACGGCGCCGTACCACTCGGACACGGCAGTGCGCTCGGTCTTGATCTCCTCCATCCACTCCCGCCCGTACCGGTTCGGCAGCATCAGCGGCTCGCCGGAGGCAGTCGGGGCGGCGGCCCTGCGCTTCGCGTCACGCTCGGCCTTCTTCGCCTCGCGCTCGGCGCGTGCGGCCTCCTTCGCCACCTTCTCCTCATTCACGATGGTCGAGGGACGGTTCAGCACCTCAGCCGGGGCGGACGGGTAGCACACGGTGCAAGCCATCTCGCCTGCGGCCTCGACGATCTCGGTCTCGGTGGCGCCGGAGAACTCGGTCAGCCATGCGAACTCGGTCGACTCGAAGCACGTCGAGCAGGAGCGGCTCTTGTGGACGTGGCCGTTGGCGTTCTTCACGAGGAAGGCCCGGTTCCACTTCTCTTCGAGGTAGACGGCGTGCATCTCGCGGTACTCGGTGGTGACCTGAGCGTGGTTAGCGATGGCCTTGTCGCGGGCGGCCTTGGCGTATGCCTGCTTGTCGGCCATGTAGGCGGGCACCTCAGCGGCGAGGGCCTCTTCGAGGGTGCCGTCCCACTGCTTCTCGCGCCAGTCGAATCGCTGGCCGGCGTTGCGGCGGATGGCGTCTTCGGCGTGGCCGATGTCCATGGCGAGGACGTACTCGGCCCATCCGAGGTCGGCGAGGCGCTCGTCGACTGTGCGTGCGAGGTCTCTGATGCTCATGTCTTCTCCCTTCGTCATAACCCCAGTGTAGCATACCCCCGGTTTAGGCCCCGGAGGTGGGGTGCTAATCCCACCCCCGACAGCCGCAATAGAACCTGTCGAACTCGGACGGGGCACGCTCCTCGAAGCCGTGATCCGTGATCCCAGCCCGCCCCGTCAGCGGATTCCACTTCAGGTGCGCGATGCGGGAGTAGCCGCAACGGCAGTGGTCGACCGCCCACCCTGAGCCCGGACCCCGATACTCGACGAAAGCGGCGAGCGGATTCGTCGACTCGGTTTCGGCGCCGCAGTGGCAGCGGGCTCGCCGGCCTTCGAGCCTGTCATCCGAGGGCGTCATGGAGCACCTCCATCTCGCCGTTCAGCCACTCCTTGAACGCCTCGACATCGGCCTCTTGGACATAGACGGTGATGGCGGTCGAGAACACGTTGCTCGTCGGATCAGCGGTCACGGCCACGTTCACGGGCGGAGCCTCATCCTTCAGGCCCTCGACCCACTCATTGAACGGGCGCTTACGGGCACCGGTCGAGTCGCCCCAGTCGCCAGTGGTCCAGCCTTCGAGGCCCACCTCGGCCCAGCCGGCGATCTTCGTGGTGTGGTAGCCGCGCCACCCGTCCGTGCGGGTGTAGGTGCGGCTGACCTCCATGTCGGGCTCATCGCCGTACTTGCTCATGGAGAACTTGTCGGTGACGTAGATCCGGTCGGGGCCGTCACTGTCGCCGGTGTAGTCGGGGCCGTAGAGCAGCACGGTCGAGGCGTACTGCGACTCGGACTCGTAGCAGGACTCGCACAGCCACTCTTCGGCGATGTTGGCCCACTGCATGTAGTCGGTGTCGAGGTCGAACGTCTCTTCGCAGGATCCGCACTTGGCGGAGCGGTCTTCGGTACTCATGCTGCACTTCCCTTCTTGGTTGCGGCGTTCCAGCCCTTCGTCCATCCGCGCTGCCACTCAGCCATGTCGGAGGCGACCAGCAGGTTCATCGCCCAGCCGCGCTCCTCCTCGGAGGCGCCTCGGGCTCGGAGCAGTTCGCCGATGAGGTGGTAGGCGCGGCGCGACTCAATCGAGCCGGTCTGGGTTGGGTACTCGGCGAGGAAGGCGTCGATGCGCTCTTCCATGGCGCTCATGTCGAATGTCGTGGTGTTCATGTGTGTGTCCCTTCTACTGAGGTGGTCTCGGTGTGCCGTCTGCGCGGTAGCCCCACGGGGCTTCGCCTTGGGCGTACTCGATGAGTGAGGTGATCTCGGCGGTGGCGCCCATGGCGTCGAGTGCTTGGGCGAGTGCCTCGTCGGTGTCGTTGGCCTTGAGTGCGGCTTCGAGGTCGCGTAGGTCTTCGCGGATGCGCTTGGCGTAGGCGCGGATTGCTGTCTTCTGCATGGGGTCTCCCTTCCCTGTCTAACCCGAGTTTAGCATGCCCCCGGTTGGGGGTTGACACCGGGGGTCACCGTGCCGCCACCGTCCTCGGCTCCCGAGGCAGCGCCACCTGCTCGAAGAAGTTGCACCGCTCGCAGCGCACTGACCACACCACCGTCGTGCGCGTGGTCCGGTCCTCCCACACCGACGCGGTGCCTTCGCAGTCGCAGTCCGTGACGAACATGGGCCGCCACCTCGAACCGCCCTCAAGCGGCCCCTCGGCGATTGCGGCGCGAGCCATCTCACGAGCCCGAGCCCGCTTGTCAGCGGCCTTCGCCCGGTAGCCGAGGATCCGGTCGATCTCGGCCTGCGCCTTCTCAGGGGCGGCGCCGAGTGCACGGACCTTGCCGACTCGACCGTTCCGGTACACCTTGATCCCGAGGGCGGAGTACAGGTGGCGCAGCGCCTTCTCAGCCTCAGCGCCCTGGGCGATGCGGACAACGTCGAGCAGTGCGGCAGCGAAGCCGGCGCCGTGGCCGTCGTGCTTGCCGTACACCTGCGGGTGGCGGTACTCGACGAAGTGGGCGATCTCGTGAAGCATGACGGCTTCGGATCGGTTCGAGCCGAGCGTGATGCAGTGGCCCTTCGAGTGATGGCCGGAGAGGTAGGCGTAGGAGCCGCCCCCGCTGGACTTCACGAGCGGGACGCCCCAGCCGCCGTGGTAGCGGGGGAAGGCGGCGGCGAATCGCTTGCCGCTGGTGATGCGCTTGTAGCGGCGCTGTAGCGCCTTGAAGTCGGTCGAGGTTTCCTTGGCGTAGGACTGCACAAGGCCGTCAACGTCGTAGATCGTGACTCTTGTCAAGGTGGTCTCCCTTCCACGTTGTGTACCCCCAGTTTACCATACCCCCATTTAGGCTCTATCATCGGGGTCATGATCGAACGATGGCTCTGGCGCTGCACCCTCTGCGGGAAGACAGGCATCTCGAAGGATGCGAGTCGAGGCTTCACCGAGCACTACATGACGACTCACTCGGACCCCCCACTGTCAGGGGCATAACCCCCGTATGGTATCCTAGTGGTGTTGGCCGGGGGGACCGGCCAGGGAAGGGAGCCCACCATGAGCATCGGCACACCGACCCGGCTCCGCCGAGGCACCTGCCACGGCCTGCCCGGCGTGTACTGGGCCTGGAAGGTCGACGGCTACTTCGACCTGCACCACGCCGCTGAAGGCGTCGCACCTGACGGCTCCGATGTCGTCACCGAGTTTCTGCCCACCCTCGCCGCTGCCCGTCAGTGGGCTCGCGAGATGACTGACCTCGAAAGGAAGGGACTGCGATGAAGTCGCCACTTACTCCGAAGGCGCAGGCTGCGCTTGAGCAGATCGAAGCCGGGCTAGGCACGTCCGGCATCACCCGTCAGATGATCGACCGCCTCTTCGGTGACCGGCTGATCGACTGGGATCTAGACGAGCGCCGTTGGGCGCCGACGCTGAAAGGTCGCGCTGAACTGTCGCACGCACACATCGTGGCCCGGCTCAAGGCTGAGAAGGCTGCGAGATGAGCGCCGAACTGCCGCTGCAACTGCTCGGCATCCACACGCCGAAAGGCGCCCGCATCCACCTGTACGACCTCGAAGGTGAGCGTCGGTACACGCTGTGCAATCGGTGGATCGGCGTGAACTCTCGCCACCTGGGGCTCGGCGGGCCAAGCGCGTTCTCCGCCGATCTGGCGGATTGCGCTCGCTGCCGGAAGTTGGCCTCGACGTTGTGACCCCCGGTGTCAGGCCCTAAACGGGGGTATGCTAAACTCTAGGTGTGGGCAGGGGGACTGCCCCAAGAAGGGAGGCGCTATGAGCGCAACGAAGTACGCGGCCCTCGCGAAGAAGGCCGACAAGGCCGGGCTCGCCGCAGCCGCCGCGAAGACCCCGACCCCCATGATCGTCGGCACGGCCAAGGGCCTGTTCGACGACACCATCGACTACACGAAGCCGACGTACTACGTCCCTAGCGGGATCTGCGGCTTCGCCTGGGTTGCCATCAAGGGCAACACCGGGTTCGGGCGCTGGGCCAAGAAGGCCGGCATCGCCTCGGCGGGCTACCCGTCCGGGCTGAACATTCGCGCCACGACGGGCGGCCAGTCCTACGAGGTCAAGATGGCCTACGCGCAGGCTTACGCCGCCGTGCTGAACGAGGCCGGGATCACGGCCTACGCCGAAGGCCGCTTGGACTAGCGGCCCCTCGATCTCCGGTGGGGGACATGCGACACCCCCCGACTCGCTTCCCCCACCGGACCCCCCCACCGTGCCCATAACCCCCGTGCAGTACAATGGGGGTTGAAGAAAGGAGCACCACATGACCAAGAAGTGCCGAGACTGCTACGCCCGAGTGGGCGCCGACGGCTGGCGCTGCGACAACTGCGCCGCCCGCTGGAAGAAGTACACCGACGACTACATCGCAGCCCGAGCCGCATCCGGCGGCAAAGGATGGGAACACGCCAACTGCGACCACGCCTACGGGTACTGCGCCGCAACCCCCAGCAACACCTTCGAGTCCTGCAAGGGCTGTCGAGACGCAGCCGCCAAGGCCGCCTCCACCGGGCTCAACTACATCTGCATCGCTCACGAAAGGAGCAACGCATGAGCACCATGGACATCACCCCCGAGCAATACCTCGAACTCGGCATGACCCGCAAGGGCCTCATCCTCGACCTCGTCAACGGGATCGACACCGACCTCGCCATGCTCGCCAAGGACGAGCAGGCCCAGAACGACGGACTGAGCCTGAAGGCCGAACGCGCCACGCGCAGGCTGATGAACCTCGTCGCCCTGGACCTCATTCACATTGGCGCCGAGGAGACCGCATGACCGAACACGCACCCTCGATCAGCAACATGAGCCTCAAGGCACGGCAACGCGCCGCACGACAGTGGGCCGCATGGCGCAACGCCGGCGAGCCCGAGACCATCACCTGCAAGCGTGCCTACGAACTCACCGGCATCGACTGGTACGGTCAGCGCGACTCGCGAGTGCCCGTCCGGCTCACCGCCGTCGCAATCAACTACATCAAGAAGGGAGGTCGCCGATGACCACCACCATCATTCACAGTGACACCTACTCACAGTGGGTGTTCGACCCCGAGCACCCCACACAAGGCCGCCGCTTCGACAAGGGCCTGACTGCAATCACCATGGCCCTCGAAGAGGAAGGCCGCAAGTACCGGATCATCGAGCCCGAGCCCGTGAACCGGGACGACCTCCTGCGCGTGCACACCGGTGGCTACGTCTCGAAGGTCGAGCAAGGCTTCAGTGACGAGTGGTCCGGGGCACGTCGCGATCTCGCATCCCTGGCCGGCCTCTTCGTAGGTGGCACACTCACTGCCCTCGACGCGCTCACGAAGACCAACGGGCTCGCCGTCAATCTGCCTGGTGCGAAGCATCACGCCATGGCCGACTATTCGAGCGGTTTCTGTGTGTTCGCTGACTTCGCTATCGCAGCGGACATCGCCACCGAGCAAGGTCACCGTGTCGCGATCCTCGACATCGACGCGCACCACGGCGACGGCACCGAGGCGCTCACGCGCAGCAACCCGAACGTGCTCACGTTCAGCGTGCACGAGGGCGGCATCTTCCCTGGCACCGGGCTCACGGACGACAAGCGGCACAACGTGTACAACGACGCCCTGCCCCACTCATCCGGTGGGTCAAGCCTGCTGAACGCCGTCGACCGGTTCATCGAGGTTGCCGACCCGTTCAATCCGACGATGGTCTTCATCGCCGGTGGCGCTGACGGTCACTGGCGTGACCCGCTGTCGAGCCTGCTGTACTCCCTCGAAGATTACGAGGAGGCGATGTGGCGGGTTCACATGTCATTCACGTCGCTGCCGATCCTGTTCGGTGGCGCCGGCGGGTATCAGCCTGACGGTGGCACGCCCCTGTCGTGGGCGGCCATGATCCGGGGACTTGCCCGCTAGAGCGCACCCCACGAGTTGACCTGCCCGATGCCGATCGGCTTCACGTTCGGGATGACCTTTCCGGGCGGCTCATAGATCGCGAGCAGCACCGCCTCTGCACGGTCAGGGCTCGACACGCCACGCCGCTTCATCTCCATCTTCGTTTCGATCTGGATACGGCCGGCGCTGTCGGCCTTGAACGTGGGGCCGGCTAACTGTGTCATGACCTTCCGGTCCACTTCGAGGCGCAGATCGGTGGGGCCGTCGACTCGGGGCTGCATCATGAGGCGACCGTTCCACCACAACTCGGAGCGGATGTTGCGGAACTTCTGCGGATCCTTGGCCCGCTCGGCCACGTTCACGGGGACGATGGTCGAGCGGTGCTTTCCTTCCTGCCCCCATGTCTGCAACATGGACACGACACCCCATCCGACACCGATCGTGTCGATCTTCACCCTCACGGGGGTTTCGATGTTGCGCTCGGCGTGGAGGGTTTCGGCCTCGTGAATCGCATTGAGTGCAATGCCGGCCACATCGACCGCGTTCTGATTCGTCTGCCCACTCGACCGGTGCACAATGTCGACACATCCGCCGTCTGCACGGGCGATGACGTACTCGTCTCCGCCGTCCGCTGCCACGTCGATGCCGAGACGGATCTCACCTCGGGGAATCGCGTCTTCGTTGTCTGCGGACCTTTCGCACCACGAGTACGGAATGACCTTATTCGCTGTCGAGCGTGGGAAGCGTGCGAAGACACGGGCCTCGACGAACGGGGAATCGTCGCCGAACTCGCTGATTACGTCGTCGACCCATTTCTTGTCGACAAGGTGCTCAGTGATGTAGTGGTCCCCAACTTGGGGTGGGCACGTCTTGCAGAGGCCAACTTTCTCGCCCGTGAAGTTGGGGGTGTCGTAGGCGCCGATCGTGATGGGGTTGTACAGGGGGCTGTTGAAGCACCGCTCGAACCACGAGTCTTCCTCGTCGGTGGGGGGGTTGCCGAGGAGGAGCAGGCGGGTGTTGCCGCCGGTCATGAGGGCTTCGAGAGCCTGCCCGACGATCTCGCCGATACCGCCGGCCTCGTCGACGACGATGAGCAGGTTCGGGGAGTGGATGCCCTGAGTGGCGGCCTCATCGTAAGGGGAAGGGGAGAAGCCATATGCGGCTACGTCTCCGCTGACTTTCCACATGGACGTGAGCACTTCACCGGGCAGTTTCCCGATGTAGTGGCAGCGGCGTATGTGGGGCCAGATGATGTTGCGGACC